GCTGGCGGAACTGACGGCGGAAACCGCACTCTCGATGCTGCTGGTCTTCTTGATTTCATCTCCGATGCTGGCGTTTCAATCTACGCTGGAACTCTCGGATTTGCTCAAAACATCATCGCATCACCTCAGCAATGGGGCGCGATTCAAAACCTCGCTGATGCAGGACGTCCGATTTATCAGAACCTCATTGGCAATATGAATCAAGGCGGAAATCTCGGTGCTGGATCAGCAACCGGAAACCTTCTTGGCTTGAATTTCCGCGTTGATCGTAACCTCACAACAGGTTCAGGCGTTGGCGACAACACCATCATCGTTATCAACCCAGATGCATACACTTGGTATGAATCCTCACGTTTCCGTCTTCAGACAAACGTCGCACTTAACGGCCAAATCGAAGTTGCCTACTACGGCTACGGCGCATTGGCTACAAAGGTCGGCGCAGGTGCATACCGCTGGATGGTCGCGTAGTTAAATCCCTAAAAGTGACGGCCAGTCCGCTCCCGAGCTGGCCTGTCACCCTCTAGATCGAAAGGAAACGAGATGCCAACAATCGTCACGGCTGCAGAGCTGAGAACCATTCTTGGCGTCTCGTCTTCCCTATATTCAGACGCTTATCTTGCCGACATTGTTGATGCAAGTGAGAATCTAGTCTTGCCAATGCTCGTTACCTTCCAAAGTAAAGTCAATAAAGTATCTTTAGAAAATAACGTTGCTTATTTTCACACCGCAACAATTCACGAATTCACCGAAGGCCAATCGGTTGTCATTACAAGTGTCGGAGCGCCTTTTAACGGCACTCACACAGTCACAGATGATTTAATTGGCCCCTATGTATTTACCGCCGCCATCACAAATGCTGACATACTGGAAAAGAACATTATCCCAGCCGGAAACGCTGCGCTCTCTGGCGCATCAACCTATGTCGGAAATGCTAACGTCGAAGCTGCAGTTTTGGCTATTTCTGTCGAAATCTTCCAAGCCCGAACCGCTGCCGGTGGATCAATCGAAGGAATCGATTTCGCAGTAACACCTTACAGACTTTCTAAGAATCTTCTCGCCAAAGTAACTGGTCTTCTTGGGCCATATCTTGATACCGATGCGATGGTGGGTTAATGCCTGCTTCAACAATAGCAAATAACGTTCGCGGAACAATTAAAACTGCTCTTTCAGGGGTTACTGCAAACGTTTATGATCACGTTCCAGAAGCACCAATTGTGCCAGCAGTAGTCATAGTCCCAGATACTCCATATATGGAAATTGAATTAATTGGGAAATCGACAACGCGAGTAAAATTAAATTACACAATAACTGCTTGCGTTGCTTATTTATCCAATCCTGCATCATTAGATAATTTGGAACAATTAGTTATTAGTATTCTGACGGCTTTATCGTCGTCGGGTTATGAGTTATCAACAGTTGAAAAACCTGCGATAACTCAGGTGGGAACGACTAATTTGCTCGTTTCCGATATTCGCTTGAGCGTCCGCTACGAGCAAACTTCATAAGGAGAACAAATGGCAACGACAGTAATTACTGGCCGCGATGTCACTTTCACGTTGGACTCTGCGTCCTACGATGCTCAAGCGACCTCAGCGACCTTATCTGCCGAGACCATTATCGAGACTTATCAAACTCTCGATGGTCGGGCATACAAGTCAATTGACAAACAATGGACTTTTACAATCGAACTATTGCAAGATTGGGGAGCAGCTAGCTCGCTATTTGAAGCAATGTGGGCGGATGCTGAATCAGCTCCAAATACTGCTTTGAACGTAAGTTTCACGGCCGTTACTGGTGCAGTTTTCGCATTTACAGTTTTACCAGTCTTTCCATCAGCCGGTGGAGCTGCTCCTGGAGCACTTACCGACACTTGGACGATGACAGTAATTGGAACACCAACAGAAACCTTCAGTTAAGAGATCGGAGCATCGGGAGCTATGAAATCACAAATAACAATTAAATATAATTCTGGGGAAGAAACGATTTATATCGCGCAAGCCCCAGAATACGCCAAATGGGAAAAGGAGACAGGCAAATCCGTCCGAGAATGGGAATCTTGCGCAGGAGTGTGGGATATTTTGTTCTTGGCTTATTACGCAATGAAACGCGAATCTGCTGGAAAACCTGTTAAATCTTTTGAAATTTGGATGGATACTGTTGCTGATTTTGATGTGGAGAGTGGTAGCCCAAAAGTCATATCGAAGGAAGCCTCAGCCGAATAATTGTCGAACTTGCGATAGCAACGCAAATTCCGATGATTTATTGGACAGATTCCGCAGACATATTAACGGCATTGGAAATTTTAGAAAGGCGCAATAATGGCTGATGCAATTGCTTATGATAAAAGCGATTTGCGTCGAATTAAAGGCGCTTTTAAAGCAATGGATGAAGCTGCTTTAGATCAAGCCAAAGTTCAATCATCTGCTTTAGCCGATTATTTAGGTAAAGAAATCCAACAATTTGCAACAACTCGAGAAAAATCTGCTATAGCCGTTCAACGAGTAACTGATGGCTATAGAGTTTCCAAGTCGAGTAAATTAGGAGAATTGTCATATGGTTTTGCTAGTCAAAAATTTTCTGGCGGAGCCACGACTCAAACTTTATGGGGCGGACTTGAATTCGGTTCTCGCAAATGGAAACAATTTCCAATTCGCAACAAATTAGGATATTTCATTTATCCGACGTTGCGCAAATTGCAACCAGATTTAATTAGGAAATGGGAAGAATCCTTTTCTGAAATTCTGACGAAATGGGATGACTAATGGCTGGAAGTAGAACTCTCAAATTATCTATCCTCGCTGATGTCGATGATTTACGCAAAAAACTGGGAGATGGATCTAATGACGTTCAAACATTTGGGGATAAAGTTAGCGATTTTGGTGCAAAGGCTGGATTGGCTTTTGCTGCGGCTACGGCAGCTGCGGCTGCTTATGCAGGAAAATTAGCAATTGATGGAGTCAAAGCTGCAATTGAAGATGAAGCAGCACAGAGTAAATTGGCTGGAACTTTGGAGCGAGTTGTTGGAGCTACTGATGCAACTATAGCCGCAGTTGAAAAATACATAACCCAAACTGCTATTGCCAAAGGATTTACCGATGATGAATTGCGACCTTCTTTTGATCGTTTAGTTCGATCATCCGGCGATGTTACAAAAGCGCAAGAAGCATTAAATATTGCAATGGATATTAGCGCGGCAACTGGTAAAAGTTTAGAAACTGTTAGTATGGCCGTAGGTAAAGCAATGGATGGTAATTCCGCTTCTCTTGCTAAAATCGCTGGTGGTTTCGAAAAATCCGAAATACAAGGTAAATCATTTAGCGAATTATTGCCAGTCCTGACTGAACGTTTTGGTGGCGCAGCACAAGAACAAGCAGAAACTTTTGCTGGGAAAATGGAACGTCTTGGTATAGTAATGAGCGAAGCAAAAGAAACTGTTGGCGGATTTTTGCTTGACGCGGTAACTCCGTTGGTAACTCTTTTTGTCGAAAAAGGAGTTCCCACAATACAAAATTTGGCTGAAGAATTGGGTGAAAATCTAGGACCAATATTTGAAGATATATCAAATTTTGTCACCGATACTTTATTGCCGTCGTTAAAAGCTTTTTATGATTTTCTGAGTGTATCGGTAATACCATTTGTTCGGGATGTAGCAACAGGTATTTTTGATGGCATACGTTCGATACTTAGTAAAGTTGGAAATGCCATAAAAAACAATAAAGACGAATTTGATGCTTTTTATGAAACTATCAAACCTATTGTAACTTGGATTTCCGAAAAGGCCGGACCAATTTTTAAAACAGTATTGAAAACTGCTTTGGAAGCAGTCGGAACTGCGATAGGCGCGGTTGTCAATAGTTTTGGCAAATTAGCAGGTTTTGTAAGTGATGTTGTCGATGGTATAAAAAATATCATTAACCTTGTAAAAAATAATCCCGTAGTTAAAGGTATTGGCTCATTAATCGATAAAGCTTTTGGTGGTGGCAAAGCACAAGGTGGTTTTGTAACACCATCCAAAGCTTATGTTGTTGGCGAAAAAGGACCTGAAATTTTTGTGCCAGGTTCGGCTGGCAATATTATTCCGAATCATCGTATTGGCGGTGGTGGAATGACAGTCAATTTAAATGTCACAGGCGCTATAGATCCTGAAGGAACTGCCCGAACAATTGTAAAAGCTTTAAATGATTCATTTGCTCGAGGCACTTTAGGTTCTCTTGGATTTAGATCATAATGTCAATTTGGACGCCAGAATGGCGCGTTAAAATCAATGGAATTGAATATACAAATATAACTGTCGCCAATCTATCTATAACGTCTGGAAGACAAGATATTAATACGCAACCTATTGCCGGATATGCCAATTTGGAAATCTTGAATTTGGATAAATCTGCAGTAACAATTGATATTAATCAAGGTTTAACAATTGCAGTGAAAGATTCGACTAATACTTATGTCAATCTATTTGGTGGCTCGATAACCGATTTTTCAATTGAAATTGCTTCAGCAGGTAATACAACTTATACGCAACGAATCAAAGTTACGGCACTTGGAGCTTTAGCACGATTACCTAAAGCGACTACTCTGGGTATATTAAGCAAAGATTTTGATGGAGATCAAATCTATTCTATTTTAAGTGACATTTTATTAAACACTTGGAATGAAGTATCTTCGGCACAAACTTGGATAGATTATAATCCGGCCACAACTTGGGCGCAGGCAGAAAATCAGGGAATGGGCGAAATTGATCGACCAGGTCAATATGAATTAACTTCTCGATCGTCTTCCTTGACAGACGCTTACTCATTAATATCCAGTTTAGCCAATTCGGGTCTTGGTTATATTTATGAGGACGGAAGTGGCAATATAGGTTACGCAGATGCAATTCATCGCCAAAATTATTTAACTGCAAATGGATTTACAGTTTTATCGGCTAATGATGCTATCGCTACGGGAATCAGAATTAAAAAATCAGTGGCGACAATAAAAAATAAAGTCACAATTACTTACAAGGCTAATGCCACCACAAGCGCTCAAGATGATGAATCAATCGCGAATTACGGATTATTGGCGGAAAGTCTTTCTACGACTCTTGAGAACTCGGCCGATGCCGCAACACAAGCGACTAGATATTTACAATTAAGAGCTTACCCAAGATTTGAATTCGACAGTATGACTTTTGCCATTCAAAATCCAGAATTAGATAATGGGGACCGAGACGACTTATTAAATATATTTATGGGATTGCCGGTCAATATTGTGGATTTGCCGTTAAATATGTTGGGTGGCGAATTTCAAGGATATATCGAAGGTTGGACTTGGAACGCTTCGGTTTCAGGGTTATATTTGACTTTTTTTGCCAGTCCTCGAGAATTTAGCGAGGTGGCCCAGAAATGGCAGGATGTCTCTGCAGCTGAGACGTGGAATAGTATCCTTAACACCTTAGAATGGCAGGACGCGATTGGAGTGATTAGTTAATGCCGACCACATCAAACTTTGGCTGGACAACCCCAGCTGATACAGACCTAGTCAAGGATGGCGCTTTAGCCATCAGGACTTTAGGCAATGGAATTGATACCTCGCTAGTTGATCTCAAAGGTGGAACAACTGGACAAGTATTGAGCAAGGCTACAAATACGGATCTTGATTACACTTGGATTACTCCTAATGTTGGAGATATAACTGAGGTTCAAGCTGGAACTGGTATTTCAGTAGCAAGCGGAACTGGGCCAATTCCAGTCATTACAAATACAGTTGCAACAGCATTTGATGCTGCTGGAGATTTAGTTTATGGAACTGGGGCAGATACTTTTACCAAGTTACCACTTGGAACGGCTGGTCAGGTGCTCAAAGTCAATTCTGGTGCAACTGCTCCTGAGTGGGGTGCCGCTGCCGCCGCTGCGACTTTTGTTGGTTGCAGACTTACAAAATCAGCGGACCAAACTATTTCTAACGCGACAAATACTGCAATAACTTTTAATGGTGAAGATTTTGATACTGATGGCTTTCACAACAATGTAACCAACAATTCCCGAATCACTATCCCAAGTGGTAAAGATGGCAAGTATTTATTTACAGTAAGCGGATATTGGGCAGACAATGCAACTGGAACTCGAACAACTGTTTTATACAAAAATGGTTCTATAATTGCTAAAGCGCGTTGCATCTGGCGGCGCGAAGGTTTAGGACTTTCTGCTGTTCTTTCTTTAGTTGCTACCGATTACATTGAATTATTTGTGTATCAAGATAGCGGCGGCAATTTGGATGTTAATGACGCAACAAGTATCCAAGCAACTTTTCTAGGAGCATAAATGAGCCTTTATGATCAAATAGTAAGTGTTTATCCGGAGCTTGAAAGTAAAGACTTTGATTACAAAGGCTGCATTGAATTGCGCGATGATGGAGATGGCATCCAATATATCAAAGAATGGAATTATTCCAAGCCAATTCCAAAAGGTCTCAAACTGGGTAAATAATGCCCAAATTATGTAAAGCCGGTCAGCAATTAAGGGAGCAAATAGATGACGATTATCCTGATCGCGACCGCAAGTCTGATGGCTGGATTGCTGATGCTCGCCATATGGCGAAAGGCACTTCAGACCATATACCGCAAGATGGAATAGTCCGCGCTCTCGATATTGATGCCGACCTTAATGCACACAAAGAAGAAGCTTATGCCCTTGTTGAGAAGATTCGTAAATGCGCCAAGCGAGGCGACAAGCGCATTAAATACATCATTTATGACGGAAAGATTATGAGTCCGATATTGAATTGGAAGCGCAGAAAATACAGAGGTGCTAACCCTCACCGCTCGCATTTCCATATTAGCTTTACAACTTTGGGAGACAAAGACGGATCTTGGTTCAACCTCGAAGGAGACAATAATGAACGAATTGAAAAAGATGGCGGAAACGTGGGCGAAGACTTTCCTCGCGACGGCTCTATCAACATACCTCTCGGTCGGTCTTCAACCCGATTACATCCTCAATGCGGCACTTGTGAGTGTGTTGCCTTCCGTGATTAACTGGCTCAACCCCAATTACGAGCGTTACGGCAAAGTCCGGTAATGGACGCTAATACCATCGCTGGATTCGTTGCCTCAGTCCTCGGATCAATTGCCTTGCTTATTGCTGGCCTTCGTTACATCATAAAACTTGAAAACATTCCGATTGTGTCGCGCCTCGACAAGATGGAGAGTCAGTTAGAATTGGCCCTCAGTCGAAAGGTGGCAAAGGGTGGCAACAAAGCGCGCTAAGAAGCCAGTCAAGAAGGTGGCTAAACGTCGCAAGACGACGAAAGAGCCAATTCTTACAAAACTGGACTTTTGGGCTATTGCGGCCAAAGAAGTTTATGATGCTTGCCGCCGAGCCGGTATGGACGAAGGTTCAGCTCTGGCTTTTGCAATGGATC